CTTTGCATTCTATTTTTACAGCAAGTTTGCTGATGTTGATTTCTTCTTTGGTTAATAAATCCAAACTTTTATAAGCTTGATGATAACCAGTTCTTACACACGAATAATGATCTTTAAATTCAAAAGGCATTGTTTGTGATGAAATACATTTTGGTTCATCAATAAATAAACAAAGATGAAGTATTAAAACAAATTTTGTCATTTGTGTTATTGCACTCTAGGCGGCTTCCACTCTCGCTTCCACCGCCTAAAATTATTTATTAATTAACTGCGTAACTAATATTCCATGAAAGCGTACCAGCAGTTCCACCAGTTGCTGCGAAAGTTATAGACATATATAACAATCCTCCTGGATCTGAACTTAAACCAGCAATTTCCCACAACTTTTGTCCAGTTGTATTAATTGTAGCTACTTCGTATCTAACGTCAGTCATTGCTCCAGCATCTGCTACCGCAGTTGAAAAACAATCTTCGTCAGCTACTGTGCCATCGTAATTGTGAACACCAACATTGAATGTGCAAGAACCACCAAAAGTATCTGATCCAACAAAAAGTTGAGATATAGATGCTTTACTTGGTATAGGTGCTAACAAAACAACATCGTTGTCTGTACTGTCTCCAGCAGCTAATTCAGCTGTACCAGCGGCAACTCTTAAAACGCCATGCAATTCTGCAGCGTCATTAAGAATTTGTGGTGAGGCTAAACTATTTGCTACTAAAGCTGTATTTAGTGTAGTCATATTTTATATTCTCCTATGATTATATGATTAAGCTTCGTGACAAGGTATTTGGAATACCGCTTTCTCTTCCATTCTTACTGCGCCTAAAGACATAGCGTAGTAAACTTGAGTAGAGTAAGATTTGTCAGCTCTTTCAGATATGTTAGCTTTGATGTCACTTCCGATAGCAAGTTTAACTGCATCTTCTGTGAAAGCATAAATTAATCTGTCATCAGTATTTGTTCCATCAAATTTAAGTCTATTAGACATGATGAACTCAAATCCTAGATAAGTATTAATCTCACCTTGAACTAATGCTTTAACAGTATTGAAGTCACTTGAAGTAACCGCTGTTATTGCAAGTAAGTCAGCAATACTTTGAGGAGCGCAAACGATATATCTTTTTCTTGAAGGATCTATGTCATTGTTATCAAAGTTTTTCTTTGCTGCTAAAAGTTTAGCTACTGTCAAACCATCTGATTGATTTGATGTCGCAAACTTTTGAGTTGAAGGTAAAGCTACTCCAGTTGCTCCAGCTACACCAGATGACGCTGAACCAGCTAATGCTGTAATGATTACATCATCCATTGCTCTGTTCATTGCCGCTGCTGCATTTTTTGCATAAGCTGAAGTTGGATCTACTAATGCTCTGATTTTATCAGTATCATCAATAAGATCTCCCCACTCATAGTCGGAAAGTGAAACTCTTCTTCTGCTGTGTGGTGTATCGATTTGAGGTGTATCTCCATGTCTTGAAGTTCTCAATACCGCTGCTGTACTGTCGATTTGTTCAAAGAACGCATTTTTACCTACGATACTTTCTTCATCTACAGCACCTCTTAATTTACTACTCATTGCTTGAGAAAGTAAAGTTACATTCGAAGAGTATTGCTCAACGAATGAAGTTGTTATGTTAGAACTCATAATAAGTTCCTCCTTTATTTATGTTAGTTTAAGTTTAATTAAACGGATGATTATCCTTGCGGATCTTCCTGAAATTTACATCATTCAGATGTTAGTCTTTCCTAACGTCAACAAAGGTCTTATCGATTGTCTTTGATTTTATTCACCTAACTTTCGTTAGATAAAACTGTTACGCATCTTCGTTATTTTTCTTACGAATTAATGCTGCTACTTCTTCAACTGCTACAGAATGAGCTGGATGTTTCTTATCCCAATATGCTGATCCTGGTTGTTGTAATGCGCCAATTTGTTTTGTTATATCGTTAGTCGTCATAAAGTCAGGAGTATCTCCTTTAACAATATCATCTTCAGATAATTTTTCAGATAAGTTTGCAAATGCTTTTACTATCTGTGGATTATCACCAAGCTTACTACCATCGGCTAACATAGTTGTATTTAAAAAGTCTGCACCCAAAGTAGCTGTTGCTAAATTTTTAGCTCCAGTTATTTTATTGTCATAAGTTGATCCAAACTCTTTTCTTAAATCAACTTCAGAAGCAGATCTAGCCTCTTCAGATTTAATATTTTGTTCGTTTACACCTTGATTAATAACTTCGTTATAATATTTCATAATACCATCTGCTTGATTAGGAAGTAATCCTAACTTTACAGCTTCTTCGGAAAAACTTTTTAAAGTATCTTCTGGTACTGCATGACCTTCTGGTAAAGAATATTTATACTGATCGCTAGTTTCTGGACTACCTAATCTTTTATAAACTTCTTTCCAATCCTCGTCAGTTGCGTGTTTATTCGGAACTGGAATTTTATCTAAACCTACCATCTTCTGTGAATGTAGATATGATTTAACAAAGTCATCCATCTTGTTAAAATTTTGTAATGACTTTTCTTCTCTATATTCTTCTGGAATAAGAGTTTTAAAATCAACAGCTGTTTCTTGTGTCGGTGTTACTGTTTCTGTTGCTGTTGTTACTGGTGGTTGTTCTGCTGTAAGCGTAGTAGTTGTCTGCGTTGCTTCAGGTTGAACTACTTGTTCAGTTGTCTGATCCATAGATTACTCCTTATGATTGATCATGCTTTTTATAAATAACAGAATAGTTCTCTGTCCTTCAAAGAAAGCGGTTTCGTTTGGTTCGTTCCTACTAAATGTTGATGTGTGGTAGAAACATCTTTTTTCAAGATCATCCATGACCATTTTGCCATCGTCTGATTTAAAAACTGTTTTATAGTTTTGTATTAATTCTTTTATTTTTTTATTGCTGGTCTCGTTCTGCATTAGATACCGCCTGTATTGCTGGTGCTGCATTTCTAGCCATTTCTGATTGAGCCATTTCTTGCTGCATTGCCGCTTGTTGTTGTTGTGCTTCAGCTTTCTCTTCTGCTATTTGTTGAACTTCAGCGTCTGATCTAATCATAGTTGCTGGTAGTCCAAGAATTTTTATCAAATTTTTAATTAATCCAGGAGGATCTATATAATCTAAAGTAGCTGGTGCTAACTGACTGATATTACCAAATAACTCTAAACCTTTTACAATAGAATTTAACTCTTCACCTTTTTGTGCAAGTGCCATTGGTGATACATATTCCACATCTACTTCTTGATTTAATAAAATCTCTGGTGCTTCTGGAAATAAATTACCTCTTAACATAATATTAAATATTCTAATAATCATTGGCTGTAATAACTCTGATTGTAATCTACCTAATACAGGACCAAGTATTCTCATCTTCTCTTGATTACGTTGCACAACTTCCGTTGCAGTCATGTTTCTATTTTCTGTAATTAATAATTGATCTACATGAAATATTTGAGAAATAGCTTGTCGTCTCTGATCTTCCATATTTAATCCTAGCGGATTGTTTGCACCAATATTTAAAGTTTCAATTCTATCTCTTGATCCAGATCTATAATAATTAATAGAGCCAGGAGACATTCTAATTGGCATTAACATACTGTCATCTGGTACTAGCAAAGGTGGATCAACTTGTTTAGCTGCCGCCTTCATTCCTACTTCAACCATTTTGTTTAAAACTTTAACATCAGGTAAAGCATTCATACCTGGAGATCTTCCGTAAATCTCATTAGATGCTTTTAAGTATCTTGGAACTACATAAGGAAATTCTTTAAAACCACCTTCTGAAATAATATGTCCACTATCATATTCAAAGTAACATGAAGTAAAAGGCATATTTTGTTTATCCATTTTTTTTGGATTATATATATCTCTTGGTTTAACAACATGACATAGATCTACATCTTCAAATGGTGATTTTTGAAATACATTTAAAGTTTTTGAACTTACATTATCAATTCCAAATTTTTCAACAGTTGCTTTAGCGGTCATTTTAAATCGTCTATAAATACAATCAACCATGCCTTTAGCATTTTCTGAAATATATAATTCTTTTATATGTCTTGATGAAAACCGTACAATGTCATCTTGATCTTCTTCAATCTGTAAACAACTTGTTCCAAAAGCAATTAAATCAAAATAAGTTTCAAATACTTCTTGTTGAAAATTAGATCTTGATATTGCTAAATACATCGCATCCGTAACTTTTTCCAGCCACTCTCTAGCTTCATCATCTTGATTAACCAAAGTTTCTTTAAATCTTAAACCAAACCATCTATTAACTGATGACGTAAGCATTCCATGCAATGAACTAGCTAGTAATTCTAGTGAATGGATCGCTGTACCGTCAAAGATAACCTGGTGTCTTTTATCACCTTTAGGTCTATCAACAGTAATATCCGCCTTACGAGGAAACATATAATCAGCTACTTCTTGCCAATGATGCTCCCAATTAGCTCTCTTCTCCATCAACTTTGATAGATTGTTTTTTAATTCAGCTGCTTTTTTTCTTAATTCTTGATTTTGCATTATTTCTTTTTAAATCCACTTTTCATTGCTGCATAAGATTTTTTAGATACAGTTGATTTCTTTTTAGATCTGGATGTACCAGCTTTTTTTCTTTTATTAATATTTCTGTAAAGTGACATAAATTATCCTAGTAAAGTTTTTTTGCTTAATGTGTAATTGTTAGCTAATGTTTTTTTTGCTGTAAAATTGGTTGCTCTTCTGCCTTTTCTTTTATTAGCTAATGAAATCTGACCAGCAGTCATTTCTGTAGTTGTTGGTCCTTTAACATTGTTAGCAGCTTCTTTTTGTATTTCTGCTGGACCTAAAATTGTAGCACTTGTTGTAGATGCTTTTGCAAATTCAATACCTTGAGGATTATCGTCTCTGCCTCCACCATTATTATTATTAACTGTAGAACTACTAAATGTTTTACCACCTTGATAATCTGCTGAACCTAATAATGCTTCATTTGTTTTTCTAGTCTTAAAATCTTTTTTTACAGCTTTACCTACTTTAACAGCAGCTCTTATGACTGCACCAGTAATTCCTCCACTTTTAATAAAGTTTATAATCGGATTACCATCGTTTGATGAATTATTTTGATTTGTAG